TCTTCTTTTTTCATCTTATTTTAAATAATAATACGCCAAGAGTATATGGATTATTACTACCCCCAAAAAAGCCCAAGCATAGATACTATTATCATCATTACTTGGAACTTCAACGTTCTTTTTCACGTTGTCATGTTCCTTTTCACGATATGATTTTAGAACTTCATTCTGTAAAATCTCATGACGTAACCCTTCTAACTCAACGATATCATCTTTATTCTTCTCTACCAAAGCATAAAACTCATTCGCCACTTGTACCGCCTCAAAATCATATGGTTCCATGAATCGTTTAGGATCACAATAATTTATTAGTTTTCGATACAAACTATTAGAGATAGAAATACCAAGTTCCCGTACAGCTTGATCCTTTATATTGCGAATTTCTTGATTACTGTAGCACCCATAACTAGGTTTGCTCTCCAACAATGCCTTGTAAATAAGATTAGCCGCATCAACTTTCTTCTTATCATAAGGTTCCATGAAATTCTTAGGATTACATTTATCCAAAAGCTCCTCATATAAAGAATCATAAATCTTCGAATGCTGTATTTTCGAAGAATCTGCACCACTCCCGGCCTCCGAAGATTTCTTTCCTTCTCGCATCACCTTGGATATCTCTTCCCAGTTTATATTCTCTTCCCCGTGTTCCATTATCTCGTCTGCTTAAGAATTTCCATTCAACCACTTATCCTTATCCTCTTTATCTTGTCTTTTCTTATTGGAAGACCATACCAGATATCCACCGATAACAATCCAGATAATTCCCCCAGACGGATTATAACCACTAGCCAAAGCACCAAGGGAATAGAATCCTCCTATAGCCAACAATATAAACCCCGCTATTTTCATATGAGTTATTTTTTATCCACGTCTATAAATTCTATTTTCTCTTTAGAACAAAGAACGACTATAAGCCCAATCAAGGGATTCAAGAATAACGAAATAGCGAAAGCCCAGCCAAAGCCTATTTTGCGTTTACGCCCCAAACAACCTATACCATAGGCTAACACTACCACTACACAGATGAAAAAGAGCATGAAAAAGATATCATCTCCATTTGCTCGTAATACGATCAATCCTAGATTTTCCATATCCTATTATCATTTAAAGTTAATATGCAATGTCTTAATAGCCTGATCCTTCAGATCCATCAACTTACTATAATTATATCTATTTGCCTGTATCTCTTGAAAGATAGCGTTGGCCTCTCTCTCCAAAGGGGTATTCGCAAACCTATCCGGATGACACAAGACTTTCAGTTTGTCATATAGAGGCTTCGAGTTGAACGCACTATTTATCGTATTTTCAAAATCTATATGACCGGATTTCAATTTATCTTTGACCTCCTTCCTCTTTTTCCGATCTCGCCTCATCAACTGGTTTATTAAATACAGGATTACCAGAAGCTCTATAACAGCGACCCATAACCATACGCTTGTCGCTTGAGACATCTGCCCATTTATAGCGATACTATCAGTCATTAAACTATCCATGGTTATTATATTCAATCGTTATACATTATACTCATTCAAGAAAATATCTCCCATGCGGGCATATTCGATCAATTTCCAACGACATCCGTAAGTTCCGGTATCATCGTGCACCTCCAGCGTATCCCAGCCTAAAGAGACCAGATTTCTTACCAAGGGAGTATATGTCAATATTACTTGACCAATTACGAGCATCTCCTCTTTACTCAAAGCCCGCCCCGACAAGGCTTGAACACGGAATCCGCTGTTTATCCAACTAGAAAACTCATTCCTGTATTCGCTAGCTCCTTTTGAGATACTTGCTTTTAATAAGACCGGCACACTCCCGTAAATAAAAGCTTCCCGTGCATTTCTGTTAAAATCATGGATCAATCGGTTACGATCCGAGCGATCACTGAACCATTCTACAATAGAGTTCCAAACGTTCGATATATTCATAAAAACCTCCTTATTTATTCATGAATTTCAATTGGTTTATAAATCGATACCAAACGGGCATCAGTCTCTCTTTAGCCGCTATTGGCATAGCGTATGCCAAATGATAATAATATTGATTCACCTTTATATCATAGACCATCGTAAATATAGAACCATCTACTTGATGATACCAAAGAGCCTCATGACCCGCTACCATCGTTTTCCCATAGTCTATAACCTTTATATCTAATCCATATTGCCTCCCGCCTACTTCCATCTCATAAAACATACTTTTCAAATCGGTATCCCATATTGAAAAATCGTAGTCATCCGTTTCCAAAGAGATATCTCTTACGACCACATTTATATTTGAGGCTATCGCATGATCCTCTGATTGTAAACTTAACAAGAAATCTCTGGAATAACCTCGAAAAATGGGAGAAATGACGCTAAACAACTTAACATCAGTGTTGTTACGGTGTCAAATGATGCCAAACCGAAAATGCTGAAAAAGCAAAGAAAAGCAGAACTAAGCAGGAAAACGGTTGCCAAATCATTACCCGATAAAAAGTGAGATTTAACACACAATGGATGCTATTTCCGCATTTGTCACCGATTTGCGTATCAAGGTCTAACTCGTTGATATATAACTTTGCAAACAAAAAACGAGTATGGCAAGAAGTACATTCAAAGTGCTGTTCTACGTGAACGGCAGCAAGGAAAAAGACGGCATTGTCCCCATCATGGGACGAGTGACAATCAACGGAACTGTGGCGCAGTTCAGTTGCAAACGGAGCATCCCAAAAACACTGTGGGATGCAAAAGGCAACCGAGCCAAAGGCAAGAGCGTTGAGGCTCGTGACATCAACCACGCCTTGGATAACGTCAAGGCGCAAATCATCAAGCACTACCAGCGTATTTCAGACCGTGAGGCATACGTTACGGCTGAAATGGTACGCAACGCCTATCAAGGTATCGGTAGTGAGTACGAAACACTGATAAAGGCGTTTGACAAGGATTGCGCCAACTTTATGAAACGTGTCGGCAAAGACCGCAGCATCGGCACATATAAGGTAATGGTACGGGCAAGAAACTATGTAGCAGCCTTTATCAAATCATTCTACAAGCGCAACGATATGTCGATGTTGGAACTTACCCCCGACTTCATCAAGGAGTTTGCCGCCTACCTCACGGCAGAACGTGGTTTGAAGAACGCTACCATTTGGCTGAATTGTATGTGGCTGAAAGGTGTCGTTATGCGGGCGCATTACAACGGACTGATACCGAGAAATCCGTTTGCACAATTCCACATCAGCCCGAATGTGAAGGAGCGTGAGTATTTGACGGAAGATGAAATCAAAAAAATCATGGCGCATGAATTTGACAATCAGACCCTCGCATTGGTGCGTGACCTGTTTATCTTCGCCTGTTTCACCGCATTGTCTTTCGTGGATATGAAAGAGCTTACAACGGATGAAATCGTGGAAGTGAACGGTGAGAAATGGATAATCGCCAAACGACACAAGACCAATGTTCCGTTCCAAGTGAAACTGCTTGACATTCCCTTGCAGATAATCGAGCGGTACAGACATCTTTCGGAAGACAAGTTGGTATTCGGCAAAATCAACTATTGGACGATGTGCAAACAACTTAAAAAAGTGATAGCCGAATGTGGAATAGAGAAGCAAATCTCCTACCATTGTGCCCGGCATACATTTGGAACTCTGGCTCTTAGCAAGGGGATGCCTATTGAGAGCGTAAGCCGTGTTTTGGGGCATACGAATATAGTCACTACACAAATCTACGCAAAGATAACCACGCAGAAACTTGATAATGACCTTACGATGTTCGGAAACAAACTGAACGCATCATTTGGAAGTGTAACAACATAACGAGACAAAGCCATGAAACGAAGCGTCATCACGATGGACGGACAGGGCAACATCGCCCTGCCGACCGATACAGGGCAACCGCCATGACCGAGTGGGAACTCTGCGAGTTGTTCGGAGTTATTGCTCCGACAATCCGAGCCGGGATAAAGGCTCTTTTCAAAAGCGAAATTTTGAGAGAACACGAAGTGAAGCGTACCATCCGCCTGTCGGACAAACACAGCATGGAGGTTTACAATCTTGAAGCCATCATCGCCCTTGCTTTCCGTATCAATACATTCGGAGCGGAGCAGGTTCGTAGAGCCGCCCTTGAAAGACTGTACTTGCGAAAAGAAAAAACAAGCGTCTTCTTTTCGCTGGACATCACCGATACGGCAAGTACGAAATACTTTGCATAGGCGTATTACCATTCACACATACTCACGCACCCGAAGAAGCACCTGTTTTCAGCCCTGTTTCTTCGGGATTTTCTGTTTTTCAAGCCCCGAACCGCTCACTTTTCTGTAGTGAGGTATTTTTTGCTGCGTTCTGCTGCGATTTGCGTATCAATCTATCCAACAAATACTTATACTTTTGTTGCTGACATTTTTTTCAAACTCAAATCATTGGAATATGGAAGCAAACAAAGTAAAAGACAGCCACCGTCCGCCAACGGATAGCGGCATGGCAAAGGAAGAGTTTATCCGCGTCGGCACAACGCTCTACAAGATTGTGGAACAGCCCCGTCTAAACGGCGGATATGTGAAGAAACGCATCGCATGGAACAACGAGACACTGCGCCAAGACTATGGCAAGGACTACATCGGCAGCGTACCCAAATTTGACGGCTTCTGCACCGTCCCCGAACACGTCAGTTATCAGCCTGTAATCGGTAAGTTCCTCAATCTCTACGAGCCGATAGACCACCTACCGAAAGAGGGTGATTTTCCCTCTATCCGCTCGTTGGTGGAACACATCTTCGGGGAGCAATACGAGTTGGGGATGGACTATCTGCAACTGCTCTATCTGCAACCCATTCAGAAGTTGCCCATCCTGCTGTTGGTATCGGAGGAACGCAACACAGGCAAAAGCACCTTTCTGAACTTCTTGAAAGCCCTGTTTCAGAACAATGTCACTTTCAACACCAATGAGGATTTCCGCAGCCAGTTCAATTCCGACTGGGCAGGGAAACTCCTTATCGTGGTGGACGAGGTATTGTTGAGCCGCAGGGAGGACAGCGAGCGGTTGAAAAACCTAAGCACGGCATTATCCTACAAAGTGGAAGCCAAAGGCAAAGACCGTAACGAGATAGCATTCTTCGCCAAGTTCGTGCTGTGTTCCAACAACGAGTATCTGCCTGTCATCATTGATGCAGGGGAAACACGCTATTGGGTACGCAAGATAGACCGCTTGCAGTCGGATGATACCGACTTCCTGCAAAAGCTGAAAGCGGAGATACCAGCCTTTCTCTACCATTTGCAGCACAGGCAGCTATCCACCGAAAAGAAAAGCCGTATGTGGTTCGCTCCCTCGCTGTTGCATACCGAAGCCTTGCAGCGCATCATCCGAAGCAACCGTAACAGATTGGAGATGGAGATACACGAGCTTATACTTGACATCATGGAGAGTGTAGGCACGGATACTTTCTCCTTTTGTCCGAATGACCTGTTGGTGTTGCTTACGAACACGCAAGTCAAGGCGGAGAAACATCAAGTGCGAAAAGTATTACAGGAGTGCTGGAAACTGACCCCTGCTGTGAACGGACTGACATATACCACCTACCAACTGAATTATAATCGGGAATGTCGGTACGAGCCGATAAGGAGGGTCGGACGTTTCTACACCGTCACAAGGGAACTACTTGAATCCTTGTAATTCCATTGTTTTTTTTGTTGAATTGATGAATAAGGATGTAACTATACTGAGAATAAGTGATATACACCCTCAACAAAATTTCAACAGACCAAAAGAGAAGTTGAGAACAACGCATCGACCGATTGTTGATTTTTCTTTTGGCGAGTACTTCGTTGAGAAATTGTTGAACATATATTGCTCTGAATGTAAGTGTGTTAAACTAGCTGTTCATCAACTCAACAATTTTTCAACCATCATCAAATCCATAGAAATATTACTTATGACAATACAGGAAGCAAAACAAATCAGAATCGCAGACTATCTGCAAAGTTTGGGGTACACACCCGTCAAGCAACAAGGCAACAGCCTTTGGTACAAATCACCGCTGAGAGAGGAAGCCGAAGCCTCGTTCAAGGTAAACACCGAACTCAACCAATGGTATGACTTCGATGCGCCCATATAGGCTACACAATAAATATCTCTTTGGCAAGAGATTAGGTTAGAGTTCAAATAGGCCTATCCTCAACGACTTAGCTG